GTTTTATCTCCTTGCGCCCTTCTCAATCATGGGAAACGTCCAAACCTCAACTAACGTCTACAACGTAAACGGCGATAACAATGCTTTCACACCAACTTCCGAGATGGTGGCGTCAGCTTCGCCCGCTATTGACCTCAAACCCGGCGTGCTCAATCCCAATGGCAAGCTCTATCAACTTGAGGCTGGCTCAGCTCCAGATCCTACCAACTTAATTTTGGTGGTCGACGCATCAGAGGGTGACTTCTCGTACCTCACCAACAACACATGGGAGACACTCAGCAAATCGGCTTTGGAGACCAACTCCTGGGAACCAATGTTCAGCGTGACGATGACCGGTTGCGGTCCGCTCAAATTGGGTGACTACACTGTGACGATGTCCGGCTACGTCGGTGCCTCTCCAAGTGACGCCTTCGATGGTGGTGTGATCGAAGATGGCTCATTCATTTCCAGTCGAAGACTGAAGAACTTCAAGCTGATGCTCTCCAACAGGTGTGAAGCCATCGCAAAGTGGAACATGTCCTTGAATCAAGCCATGTCACTACTGACTCCCGACCTGCTTGCTGGATCTGGTTCCTGTAAGTGGAAATCCGTCTTGCAGTACATGCAGAAAGTGCTTCCCTCTGACAACGAGGTGCTTCAGTACCCAGATGAGTTCTACACCGTGGCAGTCGGCAAGTACCCCGCGCTCAAGCCCGGATCCTCGCCCGATACTCCCCCACCTGCTGCAGGACCCCTTGGCGAGATAGCATGTGTCATGAACGCAGCCAGCGCCTCCGTTGGTCTCATGAGTGGATCAAGCGCACTCCTCACCTCCGCCATGGACACCCTGGCTGCAAAGAATCTGGATCTTGTATGCGCTGAAGCCCCGCTGCCTGTCTCCACCTTCACCCCTTCGCTAGCGCCACGGGACTACAGGCCTGCCTTCATCAAAGATGCGGATGCCCATTGGGTCACGTCCATAACCCCGACGACGTACTTTCGCGTGACGACCACCCTGTCCGCCAAAAACTACTCGGTCCAGCTCGGCCCAGGCGCGACTAAAGTTTTGGACATGAATCGCATGGTCGACTCAGATCTCCTGCTCGATGTCAGTGGCATGCCCATTGATTGGATGTCTAATCCCGACTACGCCACCTCGGTCGCCGCCATCGTCCTGTTGGAGTCACGCGTTCCAGCTTCAGAGATCTCCGCCGCTGAGGACATCACTGGCGTTTCCATCGTGGCAAGCTCGCCGCTTTCAATCGTCAATTCGACCGTGAACGTGCGGGGACAACACTTCCTGGAGATGCTCCACTTAAGGACCACTTTCGAACGTGAAACCATCGCCGGAAAGCCATACATCTATGGTCTCGGGACTCTGTTGCTGCTGTCCCCCACCACCGCGTCAAACTCACGGAACCCCACTCTGATGGATGGTCTGCTAACCATCACTCCAATCCTCCTGCGTGACACGACCTACAAGGGCGAAATCGTCGAGGAGATCGTGCCCTCCGACATTCTCGGCAACCACACTTCAGAAGAAATGGCTGTAGCGTTAGCAAACGATGCTGTCGTTCTGATGGAGAATAGCTTGAAGGAAGTGGCTGAAGTGATCGGAAACGCCGTCCCCATCGCTTCCGATCTTGATGACAGTGCCACCGCATCGGTCGTAAGTCGTCTGGCCATCACCGAGACCGCCTCTACGCGCTCACGATCCAACAATCCCCTCGCATTCCCAGATTTCGGAGCTCTCTGGAAGAAAGCCAAGCGCGCCGCCTCACTGTTCGTCTCTAATCCGAAATCTGTACTCCAAGTCGGTGTCCCAGTTCTCGCATCCGCCGGGGTGATCGATGCACTCACGTCAGCCGTTGGCACATCTGTCAGGACGGGCAACATTGGAAAAGGTGTCCAAGATGCTCTATCTATTCTTAAAGCACGAAATAGTGTGACGAAGTTGAGGCAGGGGTTCTTCTCAAAGATTGAGGAGCTTTGGCCAGTACTCGAAGGCTAGACGTGTGGCTTGTCCACGTCGCGCCCTAGAGCCCTCGGGTGACGCCGAGGGGGGATATCCATTCATC